AGATAGACCAAGCCTTATCACGCATGGTTTTGTATGTGCATGGCCTGCAGTCTTCGACATATCCACCTGCAGTAAAAGTATGCAGCATGTCATATGCATCTTTTATATTGCGTTCCCATTTGTTAGTAGGGCTAAGAGCAGCGATCACACCGACTACAATATGCAAAGGCAGTTCTAGATAGTCAGCCATTTCTTGCGCTTTGCTCTTAGCGTCAGCGTACCATGTCAGTCCGTGGTCAATCTCTGACTGCGTAGCCTGATTGAAAACTTTCAAGATATTTCTAGTGTACTGTGTCATGTTTCACCTCGTATATGTATTTAGTAAGACGCATCTAATTATAATTTATCCCATATGTCAAGCATATGCGGCTTTGAACCGTTAGACTAGATGCGTCCAAGAAATACAACAGCAGACACCCTGTAGACGGACTGATGTTTTTTACCGTTCTTGAGTTGGGATTTGCATCCAACAATCATGTGCTATCTGCCCTTGCTCAAAGACGCTATGCGCCTATCGGGTTTCTTCACTATGCCACTCATTACGTGGCTCATTTTGTCGCAGGTCAGCATCCACTGACTTGTAGTAATGGGTTGCCAAACCCAACGCTGTAGCACCTTTATTTTTGTTACCACTATATTTTAAGAGCCATGCGGTAATCGTTTGCTCTATGTATTCAGTCTTGCTGACATTTTCGAGAGTGTCAAGCTCTTATTTTTAGTGTCTGACTTGGCGGCTCATATGTCACACCTTGCCAATGCAGGACTAGCTTACACCTGCGAGCTTGTAACGGTCAAGGCAAAGGATCAAGGCACTAGGCTACTCTTTGCTTGTTTGACTTTCCATCTTGCACCACTAGGCTAAGTGATGCAAAAAAGACTGTCAAGTATTTTTATCTAAGTCCTTCCAAAGAATAAAAAGCAACTCTTTCAAATATCTCAATCCAAGTATAACCTTCTTTGATTTCGTCTCCAAAGTTGTTTGTCTCTTGTGCGGTTGCTTCTGCATTTTGCCAAGCTTCCATCCAAGTATATTCATCAAAACCGTATTCTTTTGCTTTTTCTTTTAAGCGGTTTTGAATATCGCCTAGTTCGTAGTGGTTTTGTGTGTCTATTGTTTCCATCTGTGAACCTCTTTGGTCCGTGTTTCGTTTTGCTTGAAACAATTTAAACCCGATATTTAAAAACCTTGCAAGCCCTAAAATGAACTTTTTTATAAGCCATTGAAAACAAAGCATTTTATTTTGTGAATCGTAGCCGGGTTCTCCTTTTGTTCTACTTTGTTCCGTGGTTTTGTTTGGTGTTAGTGATTCGTTTATGGTTTGTTCTCTTTTGGGTTTGCTCTTGGCTGTTTTGTTATGATGTAACATTTTAGTTTTTATATTTATAATGAGTAGCGGAATGCTGCAGCGTTTTGTGATCACATTTGATAGGGGTATGCTTTTTTGTGATCACGTTTGGAATGGCGGTATGTGTTTTTGTGCATCCTTTTTGGTTTTGTGATCACAAACCTGAAATGTGACATATTTACAACACCTTTTTTGCTTAGATTGTGGATATATCAGTTATAAAGTGCAATAAAAACAAGGACTTAGGGCAAAACAGAGCAGCAAAACGGCGGCAACAGCGGAAAAGAGCCACCCTGCGAGGGCCACCCACCCGGTATACGCTACGTGTATATGTACAAGCACACAGAAGTGATTTTTGAAACGGCCTACTTTCGTGTATATACAGTGACAGATTGTCGCACTTAGCTAAATAAGCGCTTGACACAGGCAAATATATGTGTATAACTGCGTAGCAGTAGCAGGGTATAGTTAAACTTTAAGTGTTTTTACTTAATCAAGTAATAAATAAAAGATAGTTTAACTAAATAAAGAGTGTTGCAAATAAGATAGTGGACATAGGTAGAGTTTAACTATAAAGTTTAACTATTCCCTTGACAAACTCTTCTTATATCTGTATACTAATTACAGTAACACAATAATAAACGTAACAAATAAGTGTTACACTGGTACGTGTCACAAATATTATGTGTCACTCTTCCTCATGTCTCCTCCTCTCACACGTAAGTTTGCGACACGTACCTTTATTTTTTAATATAAGGTATTGACTTTGAAGAAAAGACAAGTAAAACTATACTCATCTGATAATGTTATAGAAGAGTTTTACGAAGCATTAGTATCTGATGACAGTAAAGCTTTAAGGCGTATACACATTCCTAAGTCTGACGTATTCTACGTACGTGCAGCAATAGAAAGTGACACAGGAGTGCGGTACACTCTAGATCACGTAGAAAGAGCTATGTACTTAGAGGGTTGGATAGACCGTAAAGACGTACTAGACCCTGACAGAGAACGTGAAGGTATTGGATAGATGGCAACAACTAAAGATGTAGAACGACTTCCTAGCGGCAAACTGAAATACCGTGGAGAGACTTACCCCGGCTACAACAAACCTAAGAAAACTCCGGGCGGTGCTAAGAAGTCTGCTGTGTTAGCTAAGAAGGGCGACCAAGTAAAGGTTGTACGCTTCGGTGATCCTAATATGTCTATCAAGAAAGATCAACCTAACAGGCGCAAATCCTTCAGAGCAAGACACAACTGTGACACAGCGACAGATAAATTCACAGCTAGGTACTGGTCTTGTAAGGCTTGGTGACATTATGAAGGCAACACTGTTAGCACACTTTCCGTTGCCGTATATGCCATTTGATACACACAAGAATATCGTGTTTGAAAGTGGGAAGAGTGAGAAAGAGACAAGGGTAGAGGAAACACATAAGGCTGTAGACAAGAAAGCATACTTGTATAGACACGAAGCTCCTTATGCTTACCACCCACATCATAAAAATAAGCAGCCAGAGGGGTTGCTAGTAGACTTTGTGGTAGCATGAATGGACCCATTAACGATATTCGCAGGTGTTAAGGCAGGGATAGCTGCAGGTAAAGAGATAGCATCTTTAGCTAAGGACTTAGGTTCTCTGTTTGATGCTATTGATTCAGCTAAGTCTGATCACGAAAAGAAGAAGAACAGCCCCTTCTCGTCAGCTAATGAAGAGGCTCTTGATACATTTGTGAAACGTAAACAAGCAGATGATATAGAAGAGCAGCTACGACAGATAGTTATATCTACTAGGGGCTTCTCTGCATGGAATGAACTCCTTGCTCTACGTAAAGACATACGTGTACAAAGGAAGAATGACCTAGCAGCTAAGAAGAAGAAACAAGAAGCGTTAATGGAACAGATACTAATTTATGGTAGTGTAATATTAATACTTGCATTTATCTCAGGATTTGGTATACTAGGATTGATGCACTACACAGGTAGGTTATAATGGCTAAGTCTATACCTAAAGACCCTGCTCTTTGGTCACGTGCTAAGGCAGCAGCTAAGAAGAAGTTTAAAGTATACCCCTCTGCTTACGCAAATGCTTGGGCCGCTAAATGGTACAAGGAAAAAGGTGGTAAGTGGAAGGGCGGCAACAACAAGGTGGCATGATAATGGCTAAAGGTGTTAAGCATTACTTTAAGGATGGCACAGAGCATAAGGGTGGTATGCACAAGATGCCTAATGGACAGCTACACTCAGGTAAAACGCATGGTAAAACCAGTAAGCGTTTGTATCACTTTAATGAGCTAAGTGCTACAGCTAAGAAGAAAGCCAAGAAGTAATGGCTAAACGTGGTGGTCTTGGACAGTGGTTTGATGAGAAGTGGGTAGACGTTAAGACAGGCAAGCCATGTGGCAGAAAGTCTGGTGAGAAGCGTAAGTCATATCCTGCCTGTAGACCTGAAAAGGTAGCCTCTAAGATAAGCAAGAAAGAGGCACAAAAGAAAACTGGACCTAAGAGAGTTAAGTGGTCTACAACAGCATCTGGAAGAAAGAGGAAAGCATAATGATGAACAAAGGCATGAAAGCACTAAAGAAAGAAGCACCAGAGGTAGCTAAGAAGATGGGCTACGCCTACGGTGGTATGGCTAAGAAAAAGGGCTACAACAAGGGTGGGTACGTAAAGTGTGGCGCATCTAATCCAACAAAGCGGAAAGCAAAATGAGCAGAAACAAATACTATCACAAGTATGAGAAGCAACTTAACAAGGCAGGGTACACAGTAGACGCAGAGGGTTACGTATGGGATGCCTCTGGTAATCAGGCTGCAGGTGAAGATACATACGGTAACGTACAGAGTAAAGACCCTAACGTAACAGAAATCTGTCGTATCGCAGAATCGTCTGGTATCCTTAATAAGATTAAGAAAGCTGTGAAGCCTAAGAAGAAAATGAAACGTGCAAGGAATGACAAAGGCCACTACGTTGCAGATGACCCTAATACCCCAGAAAATGAAGCGTGGGTAGAGGATAAGTAATGGTAGCGCTTCCTTATAATACCGCAACTGAAAGTGTTGCAGTTGCAGCCACAGAGGCTGGGGCAAGTAGTGATGTAGTGTATACTTGCCCTAATAACCATGATGCTATTGTTACATTTTTACATATAAGTAATGGGGCTGCATCTACTGGTACTATATCTATTCAGTGGTATCATAAAGAAGATAATGCTTATTACACTGTACTAAACAATAAAGCTATTTCAGGTCAGGATGTGTACAACATGATTACCTCTGATAGGTTGTACTTACATCAAGGTGACAAGATTACAGCTTTTAATGGTGGTGGCACTATGGGTGTTACTGTATCTGTAGAAGAACATTACAATCCTAATAGACCATAAGTGCATAACGGGGTTGCAATATTATCTGTTTTATGCTATAACTAAATATGTATAACTATCTCCACGGAAGGCAAAAGCCTTCTTAGCACACTAACAAAAAGGAGATAGTGCAATGAAAAAATGGTTTAAAGCTGCGTTTAAAGCGATTGAAAATGGACAGAAGCGCAGAGCAGAATACATACTGCTGAACACACTGAGTGACCGTGACCTAAAAGACATAGGTATACATCGCTCGCAAATACAAGGAATAGTTTATGGCGAGAACTCTGACTGATAAGCAGCAGCGATTCTTAGATGTATTATTTGATGAGGCTAATGGTGATGTCGTCGCAGCTAAAAAGTTGGCAGGTTACGGCGACAACAGCAGCACTGCAGCGATTGTTGAATCTCTGAAAGATGAGATTGGTGAGAAAACTAGAACATTCTTTGCTCGTACTGCACCTAAAGCAGCTATGGCTATGGTTGGCGCATTATATGAACCAACGGAACTTGGCATAAAAGAAAAGATGGTTGCGGCTAAGGACTTGCTTGACAGGGCAGGTCTAGGTAAAGTAGAAAAAGTAGATGTAACATCAGGCGGCGGTATCTTTTACTTGCCGCCCAAAGAAGGTGATAACGAATAGTACCACAAAGAGAGCTAGGCTTCTGGCAACTACCAAAGCCACCCAAGAACCACGACAAAGAATGGCATGAAATAGTAAGAGTAACCAAGAAGATACCCTTCGGTTACGAGGTGCATCCAGAGAACGACAGGCTGCTTGTACCAATTATTTCAGAACTTGAAGCGTTAGAGCTTGCTAAACGACATCTTTTACAGTATAGTTACAGAGCAGTAGCTAACTGGTTAAGCAAAGAAACAGGCCGCTACATATCACATATGGGTCTAAAGAAGAGAATAGAAGTTGAGCGAAGACGTAAAAAAGCAGCTACAATTAAACGTAAGTTTGCCAAGTGGCTCGAAGAAACCCTTGAGGAAATCGAAAGGCTCGAAACGCAAGGGGTCGGGGCATACTCAGAAGGAAGTAGAGACAGTTGAAACAGTCGTTACCCCCCAAGAGACTGTACCTGCTCAAGTGGCTGCGCCTGAGTTTAACGTGGAAGAAGCACAGGATATTGTCTTCAAACCAAACCCCGGCCCTCAGACGTTATTCCTGAGTGCGTCAGAGCGTGAGGTTTTATATGGTGGTGCAGCAGGTGGTGGTAAATCATACGCTATGCTTGCTGATCCACTACACGGTTTAAACGATCCTAACTTTTCAGGGTTGTTAGTACGACATACTACAGAAGAATTAAGGGAACTCATACAAAAATCTCAGGAGTTATATCCACGTGCTATACCCGGTGTCAAGTGGTCAGAGCGTAAGTCTCAATGGATTTCTCCCAGAGGGGGTAGACTTTGGATGTCGTACCTCGACAAGGATATGGATGTCACAAGATACCAAGGTCAGGCTTTTAACTGGATTGGATTTGACGAGCTTACTCAATGGCCTACACCTTACGCTTGGGATTATATGAGGTCACGTTTACGTAGTGCAGCGTCTAGAGAACTAGGGCTGTACATGAGAGCAACAACAAACCCCGGCGGTGCAGGACATGCTTGGGTTAAGAAGATGTTTATTGATCCTTCCCCTGCAGGTAAATCTTTTTGGGCTACTAATGTTGAAAACGGTGAAACCATTACGTACCCTAAAGGACACAGCAAAGAAGGTCAGCCTTTATTTAAGCGTAGGTTTATTCCTGCGTCTTTGTTCGACAACCCCTACCTGTCAGAAGAGGGAGACTATGAGGCAATGCTCTTGTCTCTCCCAGAGCATCAACGGAAGCAACTCCTTGAAGGAAATTGGGACATCAACGAAGGAGCAGCATTTCCTGAGTTTGACAGAACTACCCACGTTGTCGAACAGTTTGAAATCCCTGACAGTTGGGTTAGGTTCAGGGCTTGCGATTATGGCTACGGCAGTTACACTGGTGTCCTCTGGTTTGCTATTGCTCCTGATGAACAACTAATAGTCTACCGTGAAATGTATGTATCAAAAGTTACTGCATCTGACTTAGCAGACCTGATACTAGAAGCAGAAGCACATGACGGTGGTATGAGATACGGTGTGCTTGATTCCTCTTTATGGCACAACCGTGGCGACACTGGCCCGTCACTAGCGGAGCAGATGAACATGAAGGGGTGTCGGTGGCGTCCCTCAGATCGTTCCAGAGGGTCACGTGTCGCAGGTAAAAATGAAATACACAGGCGTTTACAAATAGATGAGTTCACTGAAAAGCCTCGCCTTGTATTTATGGATAACTGTACTAACACCATAGCACAAATTCCTAGTATTCCTCTGGATAAGAAAAATCCAGAAGATGTAGATACCAAAGCAGAAGACCACTTGTATGATGCGCTTCGTTATGGTATAATGACAAGACCACGTAGCAGCATTTGGGATTTTAATCCTGCAACACAGCGCACAGGCTTCCAAGCCAGTGACACAACATTCGGGTATTAAGAATGGCAGAACAAGAAGAGATGTTTGAGACAGATGAAGTCATTGCTGCAGAAGACAGTACTGACAGTATCTTTGAGGAAAAGTCTAGCGTAGTAGCATTTGTTGAAGAACGCTACCGTCGAGCAGAGGATGCACGTGACGCAGACGAAACTAGATGGCTACGAGCCTACAGAAACTATCGGGGTTTGTACGGATCAGATGTACAATTCACTGACACAGAAAAGTCACGTGTGTTTGTTAAGGTTACTAAGACTAAAACCTTAGCAGCATATGGTCAGATTGTAGACGTACTGTTTGGTAATAACAAGTTCCCTATGTCAGTAAATCCTTCTGTGCTACCTGATGGTGTAGCTGAGTCTGTACACATTAACATTGACCCTAATGCTGCAGCAGCAGGAGAGCAACTTAATGCTGCTACAGAACAGAAACCTTCTACGCCTTATCTTATTGATGGAGACACTAAGCTACAACCGGGAGAAACATTAGTTGATCTGCAGTCACGCTTAGGTGGTCTTAGTGCTAAGCTAGAATCTGTATCTGATAAGATTGTTGAGGGTGATGGTACTACACCTACTACAGTAACATTCCATCCTGCTATGATTGCAGCTAAGAAGATGGAAAAGAAGATACATGATCAGCTACAGGAGTCAGGCGCTTCTGTACATCTACGCTCTATGGCGTTTGAAATGGCTCTTCTAGGCACAGGTGTTATGAAAGGGCCATTCGCTGTAGATAAGGAGTACCCTAACTGGAATGATGAAGGTGAGTACGACCCTGTAGTTAAGACTGTTCCTGAGTGTAGCCACGTAAGCGTATGGGACTTTTACCCTGACCCAGAGGCTAAGTCTATGGATGACGCTGAGTACGTTGTAGAGCGTCACAAGATGTCACGCACACAACTACGTGCGCTAAAGAACCGCCCCTACTTTATGGATGATGCAGTTGAACTAGCTGTAGACAAAGGACCAGACTACACCCAAAAGCATTGGGAAATGTCTATGGAAGATGATGACACTCAGCCTACCTCTGAGCGTTGGGAAGTCCTAGAGTTTTGGGGCTACGTAGATACAGAGGTTCTAAAAGAGCATGGTGTTTCTATTCCATCTGAGTTG